ATGTTGGTTCAATATCATGTGCTATTGGATTACATAAAAATTGAATTGGAAATTTTCTAAATCCACTTCTTAATACTTCTTCAAAATCAATTTGATTATTAATAACAGCTTCATATTCTCTGACACCATCTATTGATAGTTTTCCATATCCATCTAAAAATGATTTAATTTCATCTATATCAAATACATTTTCGTTGAAGTGGCATGATAAAGAAACTATGAACGATTCATAAGTTCCTTTATCTATCATTAATAAACCATTTTTACCTTCAACTTCATAAGTTTCTATTCTTTTTTTACCTTTAGTAATTGTAGGTATTTTTTCATTAATTATACCTTTAGTTCTAATATCTATACCATTCCATAAAATCATTTTATTGTCCTCCCTTTGCTAATGCACTATTTTTTCTATAATATTCTAGTTCTTCAGCAATAGATTGAATATCTTGATCTCGTTTATTATAGAATTTATCAATATTTATGTATAAAGGATTACTATTAGCTGTTGGATTAATTATAGGATTAACTGATGCTTGAATACCATTATTTAAATCTACCATAGCAGCATTAACATCTTTTATTGCTTTTGGTACACCTTCTTCAATACCTTCACCTATACCAGCTGTTAATTGTTTACCTATTTCATCCCTCATTAATCTTGATGGTGAATGAATACCAAATATAGATTTAAATTTATCAGTAATCTTATCTTTTACTTCATTTACTTTTCTTGTTAAGTAATCTTTAATATTAGCAAATCCATCTAATATACCTTTAATCATATTAGAACCAATTTCACCCCAATTAGTTGTTTTTGCTCTTTCAACTACTTTATCAGCAAGTTGTTTTGGTAATCCGAATGCTATCTTTAATAAAGCTGGTATGCTCTCAATAATACCTTTTGCAAGTGCTAACACTAATTTAACAGCAGCACCCACTAATTTAAGTAAATTTTCAGGTTTAGTTAAAGCATCAACTAAATTTATTATAATATCAGGTATTGCTTCTAATAACATTGGTATTGCTTCTATTAAACCTTCAGCTAATGCAACTATAATATCTATTGCAGCACTTATAAAATCAGGTAAATGTTCAATTATTAAATTAACCATTTGAATTATTATTTGAGTTAATGTAGTAATTAATGTTGGTATTGTATCAACTAATGCCATAGCCATTTTAGGTAATATTGTTAAAGCAATTTCTAATAATTTAGGTATATTAGTTGTTATAAATGTAACAATAGAATTAAATATTGTCATAACAGCATTTTCTAAACTTGATGTATCACCTTGTACCATTTCTAATAATGAATCAATCATACCACTAACAGCTTCTAATAATTGTGGAATTAAACTGACTAATAAATCAACTATTTGTGGCAATAAAGTTTGAATAAGGTTAGTAACACCAGTTAATATACCTGGAGCAAGTTTTTCAATAGCACTTGCTAAATTACTTAAAAAATTAGTAATTGCTTCTGATAATTCTTCAGGTGAACCACTACCATTAATAAAATTATCAAATGCAGCTTTCATACTAGCAGCTGAACCACTAATAGTTTTTTCAGCTTCTTCAGCTGTTGTTCCTGTAACACCTAATTCTCCCTGAATAACATGAATTGCATTATACACATCAGATAAATTTTTTATATCATACTTAACACCACTGATTTTTTCAGCATCTTTAAGTAATCTTTCCATTTCAGTTTTAGTACCACCATAACCAAGTTTTAAGTTATCTAACATTGTATAATTTTGTTTAGCAAATCCTTGATAAGCATTTTGTATTGAACTCATATCAGTACCAAATTTATTGGCATTATCTGACATATCTCTAAATGCCATATCAGCAACATCAGCAGCTTTTGATGTATCTCCACCTAATGATTGTAATAATGATGCACTAAATGATGTAACACCAGACATATATTCGTTAGCACTAACACCAGCTGTTTTCCAAGCTTTTTGAGCATTTTCAACTACTTTATCAGCATTATCTTTAAATAATGTTTCAACACCACCTAAATTTTGTTCATATTCAGCATAAGATTTGACACCAGCAGCAACAACACCAGCTAATGCACCACTTACAGCTAATGTAACTTGCCCTAATTTTTTAGCAACATCAGCAGCAACTGAACCAACTTTTGATAAACCAGCTTTTAATCCATCTAAATTGACTTTTGAACTTTCTTTTAGTTCACTATTCATTTGTCTTAATGCTTTTTCACTTTTTGCAATTTCTAAACTTAAAGCATTATATGAACTTTTTTGCTCATCAGTTAATTTGTTGTAATCACCCATTTGTTTTTGAGCTGTTTTTAAAGTTTGTAATTTCTTTTCAGTTTCACTTATGTTTCGTTTTAAAACATCATATTTTTGTGATAATAAATCAGTATTATGTGGATCAAGTTTTAATGCTTGATTTAAATTTTTTAAATCACTATTTAATCCATATACTTGTTTATCTACACTCTTTAAGGCAGTTTCTAATTTGGTAGTATTTCCACCAATCTCAATAGTTATACCTTTTATGTTTTTACTAGCCATAATAATACCTCCTTATAAATACTAAAAAAGGAACTACACTTATAAGTAGTTCCCTTTGTACTACTCATAAGAGTAGTATTAATTATTGTGATACTTCAGTTTCATAAACACTTGTAAAGAAACTATTATAAACAGCAGCATTATCAGCTGTTTTTTCAATCATAGCTCTAACCTTATTATCAGATAATCTTGGCATAGCACTAATTGTTAAAGTATCAGTTTGTGGTGTAATAGAAGCTTCAGTAGTAGCACCATTATTTGCTGGTCTAGTTAGATTGCAATTATAGTACCAAAATCTTCTATTTTGTTTATCACCATTAATTTGGAATCCAAAAGCAAATGGTTTTGGTAATGTATCAGCTGATTCTATAAATGCACCATTAGAATCAACAACTTCGTTTAAAATTGCTGTTCTAATTTCATCAGGAATCATAGCAATTTCTAAATCACCTGAATAACCATTGTTAGCTGTTGAATTAAAATATTTAACATTGTCAGCATAAAAATCAGTTGAATCACCTTCAGCTGATAATGATAAATTAACAGCACCAGGTACTGGTATTGGTGTATCGTATGAATATGTACCATTAGCAGCAACTGTTAATGGAGCAATTACACAGTTTGATAAACCATATTTAACTTTGTTTGCACTCATATTTTTTACCTCCTAAATTATGTATATAATATGATATATTTTTTCATCATTATCCCAAATAGTATCATCTTTATCATAAGGAATACTATTGGAATCAAATAATCCTTCTAATTGTTTTTCTAAAGCAACATCTTTCTTTTCAGTAACTATTTCTACTTCAAATTCATTGTTTCTATAATAAGTTTTATTATCAGCTTTAAAAGTGTCAGGTGATATTTCTCTATATGCAACAAATGGTGGTACAACATGTTCACTTTCTTCAAAATGATCGTATGCTACTGGTATTTTTAATGTTTCTAATAAATCAAATAATTCACTATGTTCCATTATTAACCTCCATTTTTGATGATGTTTTCAACTTCAGATTCATATTCTTTAATTCTTGCTTTTTCTACTTTTTCAATAAAACCAGCTGATTTAGGAATAATAAGATTTCCCCCTCTTCCCATGTGTGGTTTTTCAAGTAAATGTGCTAAACCTGGATTAGAACTATGTACTATGTATGTATCTTTATCCTTTGTTACTTTCCAACTTTTTCTAAATCTTCCTGTTCTAACAGGTGATGTATTATATAAGTCTTGTTTAGCACTTCTTGCTACTTTACTAGCAGCATTTAGCATTTCTTCTTGAACATCTTTTGAATATTCATTAAGAATATCTTTAATATCCAAAATACTATCTTTAGCCATATTAATTTACACCAATCTTTTTTTCACATATTAATACAATGTCAAATTTATTTTTTGGATCAACTGTTCTAATAATAGAATAATGTTCGTTGTTCCAAACAAGTTCATTTTCACCATTGTAATTTAATCTTTTGATAACAAATTCAGTTGTTGGTTTTAAACCAGCATTTAATGCACTATAAAATTCATTTGTTCTAACACTTTGCTTTTTTGCATAACACTTATTTTGTGTAGATAAAGATGAAATAGTGTTACCTATTTCATCTTTAGTAGTAGTTTTATTAATTAAATATATTATTTCACTATATTCCATATCTACACCTTTTCAACAATGTATTCAGTAGTATGTCTTAATTTATCTTTTTGTAAATTATATGAATTAGCATATAACTCACTATTAGATACATCTAAAAAACTTAATACATAAGTGATTATTGCTGTTTCAATCAATTCATCAGGATTATCAGTATTGACTATGCCAATACTTTTCAAATCAAGCACAGCTGAATCTATCCATGTTTGAATCATGTTATCAAATTCAGTATGATTTATGCCCTGAATTTTTTTAATTTTTTCTAGCATAGTCTTACCTCACTTTCAATTATTATTCAGATACTTCAGTTTTTTGTCCTAAAGCAAATGCACCAGGTTTAGCTTTACCATCATAGATAGCATAAGCACCATAAGTAACTTTTCTACCTTTAACAGTTGTTTCTTTATCTAATCTTGGAGCTGTTACTTCATTTAAAATGTAGTATCTCATGTTACCAGCAACAATATCATGTCCATTTAAATATGGATCAACTTCAACACTGAAACCACTAACAGCTGGAACTCCACTTATATATGGATAATTTCCATTTTCATCTTTATAAGAAATAACATCTAAATTAGTTTCAGTTGAGATATAAACTTTAGCTCCAATTCTTTCATCTTTATCTAATGAAGCATAAGTATTGATTATTCTATCAATAGCATTAGCACCACTAGTAACAGGAGTTAAACCATTAGTAACACCAGTTGGTTTGTTATTACCATCACCATAGATAACAGCATTGATTAAAGCTTTACCCATTTTGTTGTATAATTCATCTACTATAAAGTCAATAAATGAATCAACAGCCATTTCTTCTAATTTCCAAGTAATAACTATATCTTTAGCAAGTTCCCAGCCTGTTAATTGAAGATTTCTAAATTCCATACCTTCGTTTTTAGTTTCAGTTAATTCAGTATACCAATTAGCATCATCAGACTCAAATAAGTATGGTAAATCAACATTACCTTTAACAGCTAACTTTCTAACATCTCTAAAAATTGGTGATTCTTTTGAGATTAATTCCATTAAATCTTCTCTAACACTTGTTGGAATAAATAAACCACCATTATTTATACCTTGTGTTGATGCATCAGATGCTACAAATTCAGTAGCTGTTGTAGTAACAGCATCACCTAATGCCTTTAATTCATCAGCAGTGAATTTATCTTGTGATAAACCCATTACCTTTTTAGCCCAAGCACTTCTATATTCTTTGCTTGATAAATCAAATCTTTTTTCTTCCATTTTTCTTTCCTCCATAACTACTTTTTTTGCTTTAGTTTCGTTTGCTTCTAATTCTTCAGCAATAGATTGATTTTTTTCTTGCTCTTCAATTTCTTTAACTTCTTCATCAAGTGCATCTACTTCTTGATTAAGTTCATCTATTTTTTCTACATCTTCAGTAGATTCAGCTTCACTACGAATTTCTAATTTACGAGCTTCAATTTCTTCTAGTCTTGTCATACAAGCCTCCTTTAATATTTTTGATTTCTTTTATTCTTTAAAGACTACCTTAAATCTTTAAAAGTCTATTATTCCTATCCAGGATTTATCAAAACAATTCAAGTGCTATTCCAGCACTAAAAAAGATGCAACTATTCCAGTTACACCTTTAAAAATTGTATTAACCTAATTTTTCTAATAATTCTTTTTTCTTTTTTTCTAGTAATTCTTTTGCTTCGTGTTCTTTTCTTAATTCTTCTCTACGAGCTAGGAACTCATTGTTATTTATATCTCTAGCAACTGATACATCAGTAGCATTATAAAATGGTTGATCTACTACTGATACATCAAATAATTTACCAATTTTAGTAATTGTTCTTGTATCAGTTTCATAATTATAATCATCTTCTTCTACTGTAAATGCAAATGATTGTTTATCTATTAATTCAGATTGAATTGCATTAAATACATCTTTATGTGCTTGAATATCATCTTGTAATGTTGCATCCATAAATAAACCTTTTTCATCTACATCAAGTTTTAATGATTTGTTTCTAGTTCTTGCTAATACCATAAAACTATCATTATGATTATATCTTAAAACTACATCAGACATATCAGCATTATCAAAAGCTGTTGGAGCAATTACTTCAGTATAATCATAAGTTTCAGGGCTATTAAAAACAGCAGCATAACCTTTGATTTCCATTTTATCTTCTTCATTTTTTTCAGCTCTAAATTGAATATCTAACTTTCTAATTTCCTTCATTTGTATCATTCCCTTCATTTGTATTATTATCATTAGTATTATCATCAGTAACACTATCATTCATTTCATGATTTTGGTCTATCATAAATACATCTCCACCATCTATTGGAGCTAAATTTAATATTTCTCTTTGTTCATTTATTGTAAGTATATTTCCACAATATCTAATAACTTCTATTTTTGTATTATTACTTGCATATTGTAGTCTATTACTTTCAAATAGTATTTCATTACCAAAACTTTTTTCAGTAGCTGTAAATAGTTTATTAGTAAATTCTAAACTCATTTGTAATGCAATAGGTTCAATGATAGATTCATAAAATGCATTCCATTCGTTTTCATTGTATGAACTTGTAAGTATTTTTTCATTTATACCAAAATATTTAAGAACCTTATCATCAATTTGTTTTGTTTGTTCAGCTGTTGCTACTGTTGGTTCAAGTTTAACAGGATCAAATGTTGTTGTTGCATCTAAACCACCAACACCACTACCATCAGCATTATCAATAAAATCCTTTACAAATTGATCTCTCATTTTCTTAACATCTTCAGGTTTTAACATAGCCTTTGTAGATTTAATAACACCCTTAATACTTTGAGTTGTTTTAATTGCATTAATTATTCCTTCATCTAATATATGTTTCATTGATAGTATCTTTTTTATCGGAGCTATATTTCCACCAAATATACCATCTTTAGAATCACCTTCAGTTAAATGAATACAGTTGTTATAATTAACAAATCTTTCTTTACCTCTACCAAATTTAAATTTAATCCATAAATCATTGCCATATTCATAAAATTTACATTCATCAAATTTAATAGGATATAAACCATCTACTTTTAAATCAGCATTTTTGCTAACATAAATAATAGCATTATGATTTAACTTTAATTCTGATATTATTTGATAATAAAACTTATATGCATTTTGTAACTCATTTGGTTGTTTTGCTAATAATTTATAAATGTTATCTTTTAAATTTTCTAATTTATATTTGTTTTCTTCTTTATTAAAATAATTTCTTATATGTTTTGGATGTAATTTTGCACCATTTCTAGCAATAGCATCAATACAAGCCAATACATCAGGATCATTCTTATAATCACCTGAATATGTAGTGAATACAGCTTTTTCATTATCTAGCAATCTAAATTCAGTAGCTGTTTGTGGTGGTGATGTATTATTATCACTTCCAAATATTCTACTGAATAAGCTTCTTTTTTGCATATTTAAACCTCCTCATTAATATAATTCAAATATTCTTGTTGTCTATTAATATATATTACATAAGCATCCATTAAACTTGCTGCACCATCTATTCTTTGTCTTGCTTTTTCCTTTGATAACATAATATTTTCATTATCATCAGTTTTAACAACAACATTTGATAGATTCCACTTTAGTATTGGATTATTATTGTAATTTATCTTTTTATCCATTAAATCAGCTTTCATTTGTTTAAGTGGAGCTGATTCAGTTTTATAACCCTGTCTAACTTCTAGCATATCAAAACCATTAGATTTCATTTCATCACACCAAAAGTTAGCATTCCAACTATCATATCCAACCCACAATGGTCTTAAATCAAATTGTTCAACTTGTTCTAAAAACCATGCTGTTACATCATGATAATCAATTTTAGAATCACCAGATAATCTTAACCAACCATTCTTTAACCATTTATCATAAGGTATTTTATCTTCAATAGTTTTCTTTTCTAAACTATTAGTTGGTAACCAGTACATTTGCTTAATTCTAATTTTATTTCTCACTACACCTAACAATGTCGCACATGTTAAGTCAGTAGTTGAACTTAAATCACATCCACCAATACAATAGCAATCTTTCCATTCTTGGTAGATTTCCTCATTATTTAAATCTTCAAATGTTAGCCATGTATTAATTGAATTTTGTCTAACATTAAAATCTTTACATAATAAATTCACTAATTCTATTGGATTATCTTTTGCTCTTTGTACTTTATCTCTTAAATCTTTTAATGATTTGATTACATTTAAAGCTGGATTTGCTTTATACCAACTCATTTCATCTAACCATTCATTTTCATTATCTAATTCATATATTATAGGTAATATTGTTTCATCTTCTACTGTTCCATCTATTACCTGTGAACTATAATCATATTCAATATCAAATACATTTTGTCTAACAGTACCCATTGTTGATGTTTCTAACATCAATGGTTGTTCTCTTGCACTCATTGAATCATACATAACATCTAATAGGTTTTTATCCCTCCAGGCATGAACTTCATCACCTACAACTAAATGTGAGTTTAAACCATCAAGTGAATTACTATCAGATGCTAATGCTCTAAATGATGATTCAGTTGAATCAAAATATATACCACCAATTAAACACCTACATCTTTTGTTAAGTGCTGGTGATTTCCTAATCATCTTTTTAGCTTCTTCCCATACTATTTTTGCTTGATCTCTTTTAGTAGCAACTGAATATATTTCAGCACCACCTTCATTATCTTTTGTTAGCATATATGTAGCAATAGCAGCAGCTAATACTGATTTTCCATTTTTTCTAGCAACAAATAATATTGCTTTCTTATATTTTCGTAATCCTGTGTCCTTATCAACAAATCCAAATAAAGCTTGAATAAATGCTTTTTGCCATAATTGTAATTTTAATGGTTTACCATTCCATTTACCTTTGGATTGTTTTAAGTACTTTTCTATAAAATTAATAGGTCTTGTACCTTTGGTTATATCAAATATATATGTATGTGTTTCAGTTTCACCTGTTGATTTATTAAAAAAAGACACAACTTTAGGTGTCTTTATGTTTTCAACAAGTTTTTCATACATTTTTTTAACTTTATTATTTACTTTATCAGGATTTTTAATTATATAATCATAATATTCTTCTATATAATTCATGTTAAATCATCATTATCAAAATCATCAATAGTGCTATCATTTTTTGGTAGCATATCAAATAATTGTTTTGATGTTGCATTATAATTTTTGATTAATGAATTATAACTTTGTAAGGATGGATTACATCTTTCAATATCATACTTGCCCTGACACATTATTGTGGTAGTTCCATTAGTTTCCACATCTTTTTTTAGTTCTTCAAGTGTATCTTTCATAAAGATCAACTCATTAAACAAGCCTTCAGCAAGTGCTTTTTTATCACCATCCAATTTTTTGATGGCATCTTTTAATAATTTATAATTAATCCTTTTAACTTTTGCCATTTTCTATCCTCTTTTCACAAAGTAGGGGGGGATATGCACAAATATGCACATTTTTTGAATGCCCATACCTCGGTTTCCCAAATGGTTATCTATGCTATCCCATAGCCCCCTCTTATCAATTCTTGATTAGATTACCTTCATCATCAAACATATAACCATTTCTAGTTGAAATATTTTTATGATGTTCTTTTTCGTGGCAATCTTTACATAAACCTTCTAGGTTATCTTCATTGATAGTTAAATTATCATCATATATATTAGTATCATTTAAATATATTATGTGATGTACAATTCCAGTTCTTCTATTTTCTTTTGGAATCCAATCACTTAAACCATCAACATAAACAGGTTTACCACATCTATTACATAATAGATTTTGTTTTAACCATACAGTGTTTTTTACTTCATTCCATAATTTACTATTATAAAATTTTCTTCTAGCACCATAACTCATTATTTCTTTTTAATGGTTTTCTTTTCAGGTTTAATAGGATTAATTTTATTTTCTTTTTTATCATCATTTATGTATTCTATTATTTTAACTAATTCTTTAGATACTAAATGGTCTGCTCTTTTCTTATCAGTTATCCATTCTACTCTATTTGGATGTTCATCAGGTTTATCATAAGGAACTGATGTATTAATTACCTTTCTTTCATTTTCTTCTATATCCCAATAATTTTGAATGCATTTAACTCTTACCTTCATATTTGAATCCTCCTTATATGTACTTTTTTTATTGGTAAATATATCTTTATATTTATCATCTAATTTATGAAATTTAAATGTAGGTTTGTTATTAATCATATTTTCTACTACTTGTTCAACATTATTACAATCAAAATCAAGTATATATGAATTAATACCATCTTTAACACCTATTTCATTTAAATATGGTAATGGTGTTGTAATAACAGGTATGTTTCTATATAAAGCTTCGTTAATTGTATAACTACAAGCTTCACTATCTGATAATAAACATACATAATCAGCAATAGAAAGAAATTTGCTAATATCTAATCTATTCTTAATAAACACCATATTTGGATGTTCAATTACATTTATATCATTGGTAATAATAAACCAAATGTAATTAACTTTATATTTATCTAATGTATTTGCTAATTGCAACATTCTATTAGCACCTTTATGTTGATGTAATCTTGTTGCACTAACAATAACTATTGGTTTTTCATTATTATCAATAGTTAATGGATTATAACTTAACATTGTTTTAGTAGGTTTTAATGAATCACTCATTTTATTTTGTAAATATTTAGTAATTGCTATAAAACCTTTTAATCTTGGATTTGATTGTGGTCTATGGTCATATATTGGATTAGTATAATCAGCATGAATTGTTTGATAAATCTTTGCTTCAGGATTAATGTACTTAATTATACTTTGGTCATAGTTAATTATTGCCACATCACATTTTATTGTTTCGTATGTATGAATATATACTTTACAATATTTTTCAATTCTTTCTTTTTGTTGTGGATCACATCTTTTTGATACAACAGCTATATCCAAATAACTATATTTTTTAACTAATTCATATACATAGGTTTCTATTCCACCTAATGCACTAATTGTTGGCATATATATAATATTTGAATGTTCTATCATAAATCACTAACCATTAACTTTATAGAACTCATATATAAATTTAATTCTTCCATTAAATAATCAATAATTTCTTTATCTTCACATTCTAATATTAATCTATATAATTCACCAACATATTCAAATCTATAATTACACCATTTTGGATTAAATGTTGTTGCATTTTCATTGTTTCTATTCCAAATATGTGTAATTTCACCTAAACTACCAAATGTATTACATTTGATTGCTAATTCCATGTTTTGTATTTTATCTTCAAATAAAGTACCTTCAGGAAATAATGCATCTTTATATTTATATGTTTTTACAACTTTTAACCAAGCTGCACCAAAACCTGTTTTTAATGCATCCATTTTATTATTAATATTTAAAATAAATGCACTATTATCAGCACCTTCCATCTTATAACCTAAATATAAAACATCAACTGGATTAGTATTTAAATAATTATTTATTTTTTCTAATACAAATTCATTGATTAACCAATCATCTGAATCAATTTGTATTACATAATCACCAGTAGCATAAGAAATACCTTCATTTCTTGCACCACCTGTTAATCTTTTTGTTCTTAATGGAATAATTTTATGTGGTGATTTTAATAATGATTCAGCTACTAACAATGAATTATCAGTACTCATATCATCCACAACAATTATTTCATAATTTTTATATGTTTGATTTAAAACACTTTGGATACATTTACTTAACCACTTACTATTGTTATAACTTGGGATTATAATACTAAATTTCATTATCCAAACATCCTATCTATATCTTCTTGAGTTGCTTCAGTTTCTTCTTCCTGAACATTACTTAATAAAATATTAGATAAACTTACAAAAGACATTTCTTTCATATCATCTAATGTTATATTTAACCTTTTTGCTAATGCTACAATTTCATATTCATCAGCTGGTTTATCAGATTTATTTGAACTATTTATCTTTTTGTAAGTTCCCTGATAAGGGAGTAACAGCAAGTGTTATAACATCTTCAATCCATTGTGGATCATCAAACAAATTAGAAATTGATTTAATAAATTCTTCTTCATTTGTAAATTTCTTTGGATCATTTTCTTGAATCATTACGAAAGAAATATCAAGTAATATTTCAATTAAACCATCAACTTGTAATAAGTCATCTACTTTCAAATTTGTTAATTTTTGAATATCAGCTAAAAAACTTCTACCAGTTAAATTTTTGTATGCAAATTGAGTATATGCACTTGCTTTCATATCATAATTTGTTCCATTAATATTAATTGTTTTTACCATTTTTATATCCTCTTTTCTATTAATGCATTTAAGATGCACCATAAACCCATACATAAGGACTGAAAAAATGTATGAGTTTATGCTACACCTCAAAAGGTATAGCAAATTATTAGAAAGGAGTTTCATATATTATGAAACCAACAATATTATGCATGGTACTTAAACGATAATTATTATATGTGTTAAGGTCAGGAGTTTTTGCTCCAACATATAATTTAAACTTAATAAGCACCATACAGTAGATATAAAGGCTGACATTTAGTTAATCACTCTAAATGCTATGCTGATTATTGCTTCCTAGTGGTTAATTTCTCAACTATTAACCTAAACCTTTTGCTAGATAACTTTTATATATCTACTCTATGCTACCTATTAGGTAGCACCTTACTAGATAAGAGGTGATGTCTATGCGTATCTAAATATTATAGATACATAGAAACCCAGCCAAAAGAGGATATATCTCAAAAAACTAGGTTTCTATCTATCCATAATAAAAAGGAACTTGACTCGTTCCTTCCTATCTAATATATTTCTACAATAACATAATAACATTTATTTGTGGGAATTGTGGGAAAGTATATATTTTCTTACTTTTTTACTAACTGAAGTTCTATCATAATTTAGCATTTCAGCTATCTCATCCCACTTTTTACAATCTAAAAATCTATATCTAAACATTAATTTCAATTCAGTATCATCTATTTCAGATATATATTTTTCAATTTTTAAATATTCTTCTAATGCTGATATTCTTTTTTCCATCCATTTGTCTTTTAATTCAGCAATCTTTTCCTGGATTGATTCATATCTAGCTGAACCTTCTACATTTAATTCTTTAATTTTAATACTTGATATACCAACACCAAAAGTTGCAATTCTTTCAGTTAAATCTTCAACTTCTTTTTTTAACCAATAATATCTACTTAACTCTTGTTCTGACATATATACCTCACTTATTCTTTTTATTAATCTTTGAAATAACAATTATAGTTCCACATATAATAAAACAAATAATAATAGCTGTTAAATCCATTTTATCCCTCCATTCGTTTGAATTATTATGTTATTGTAATCAAATCTTTTTCTATGATTATATAACCATTTTTTTAATCCTAAAAAATATCTCATAGGCATTGGATCATATACAATAATTGTTTTAGTATCTTCATACCAGTATATTCTAAATCTTGAATTTTCTTTTGATATTCTCATATCTATTCACCATTGCTTTCTA